CGCTCCGGCAGAACCTTGCGGCTCCGACGGCATCTCTCCAGGTTCAGATGATCGAACCTTCTTCCTCACTGCGAGCCCGGTTAACCGGGGAACCTCACGTTAGCGGCGCTTCTGTGACCGCCAGCGTGCTCGCGCGTCGATACCCCTGCAAACAGCGATTGGTTGCAGTACAGGACTCTCTTCGCTCATCTCTTTGCGTGACACGGTCGCTATTCTTAGCCACTCGTACACGCGGAAGTGATCTACTTCCTCTAAGAGAGATGTGCGCTCGGTGTAACGCGTCATAACGCTACCGTGTTCATACGGGTCTTCCAACTGACAACCTCTTCGTCTTCGAAGATGGTAGTTCGTTGGTTGAACGGAGAAAATCGCACTCGAATCATTAATATCGTTAGTGAAACGAGGACGAAGTTTCTCAGGGAGGCTTAATAGCTTTCCCAAGACGTATGAACGGAGATCGCTAAGACCGTACATGAACGCATCATTAGCGATGGAGATTGCCTGAGCGGGCCACGGTGTAGTATATCCAACCCACGGTCTTAGTACCCTGGGATATTTAAGGATATCTACTGGATCGCCATCGAGATAGAACCCGCCACAGGACTCTCGGAAATTCCAGATCATCTTTCTATCAGTGAAAGATTTCTGTCTATTTACGAGGAATCCGTATTTCTCTAAGTTATTCATAACTTGAGAAGCGTAGCAGGTCTCTACTACGATGTCGTCCCCGTGAACGACATAACGGCTCTTTGCCGGGTCGTCCCCGACAGCTGAAATCGCTTCTTCTACTATACTGCAGAATACGAGAGTTTCGAGAGGGAATGTCAAAGCACTTCCCATCCCGCCACTCATTCGTAATTCTACGGTTTCCGTCCTTCCGTCACTAAAGGTCAGCTTCGCTCTCTGAGAGCGCGACGCCTCCCAGGCGACTTGAAGGTGTGGGCATAGTCGAAGAGCAGAAAGGAGAAACTGGTACGAAACCATGTCACTGGCACTTGAGCAGTCAATCGTAGCGAATTCGCCACGTATTGATCCCTCCTGAGCAAGCCGACGGTTCCTTATCCCGTTTCCTTCCTGATCGATGCGCCTGGATAAATACGGGTGGTGGTTTATCCACTCCCATATCCAAGACGCAACTCCCTGTTGCCACCATTGAAGAGAGGTAGGTTCGAATACGATTGTTCGATACGAATCCGCCTTCTTCGGTACAACAGCGACGAGCGCTTCCCGTAATTCAGCATCCTTGAGATCATATCGTAAGTGAAAATGATCCATAGCGATGCGAAGTAACGGATCGCTGTGAAGGAGCGAGTACTTGACGCCTGTATTGCTACAGAATCGTCGAGTAACCTCGCGCGTTCGTCCGTTCCCGTGTTGAAACATTGTTTCGCTCAGGTTCGGAGGGATGTTGACATTCCGACCAAACCAGTGCTGAATAAAGGCACTTGCTTGTCGGTTTGAAACCATCCTATTCGTCAGTATGAACTTGTTCAGAGCCTTGTCGGTGAGATCAGCATCCTTTGTCGAGAACGCCGTCTTTCCCGTTAACCCTAAACACTGACGAACCGCTCGGATACTGGCTGTATCTCCGTTTCCGGAGAAGCAGCTAGCGACGAGACGTTCCAGTGGAAGGATTACTCCAATATCCACTGAGGGATCCTGTGATTTTACGTCGTGTTTAAAGCGACGCCAGGACCACTCGAAGAGTTGCCCCCGCGCGACAATCTGATCGAAAAGATCGGAAGCCGTACGGAGCGTAACTAAAGCCACTTCGATGTCTATTCTTCCTATGGTATTACGCCATCGCAAGAAATAGGAATCGAGTGGGTTCAGTTCCCCTTCATCGTCTCGTGAGAGCTGATTCCACGTCAACCACAGGGAGGTAAAGATCTGCACGGCGAGAGTTTTTTCTCGTCCTACAATCACTTTACCCCTAGAGTGGAGCGTGGTACCCCGAATGTTAGATTCGAGGAATTTGATCCGCTTTACGCGGCATCTTCCGAGTTCCGACATCCTTCACCTCACAGGTCGTTCGGTTTCAGGCTGCCTCGGATGAGGGCTTGAATTCTCGAGTTCATTGTAGCGCTATCCTTTTCGTAAAGGAAGGCTACGAGTCGAGAAATTACCTCGACGATCATTGTCTCGGTCACCAACGAGTTCTGTAAGAACTTGAAGGCGAGTGACGCCTGGAAGGGCAGGGCGAGCTCAAAAGAGTCGTCGCTGTCCGACACGACTTTGTACACGTCATGGAGACTAACCATGACACCACGTCCCTTGCGTGACGCGGCGTACAGAGCCTTATCCACGGTCGTTCCCGAGTACAGATCATTGATCGTCTCGGAGGAGAACTTCACGGTTTCCGGATATCCGATAGGAGAGGTAGTGTTCGTGATAATCACGGTATTACCTTTCTGCTCGGCCAGACGGAAGTCCACCCCGGGGTTGACGGAAGGGATGGTAATCCCATGCGTCGTGACACCCGTTGTTGTATCCGTATAATTACGGATAACGCTTGTGGCCATTCGGCCTCCTTTCTGCCGCTATTGCGGCGTGCGAGGACAACCTTCCACTGTTATAAACGCAGTGGTAAGGCGCCTCTAGTCAGACCCTCTGTAAGATGAGGGAGGTCCCATCCAAATATTGAGTGGAACCTAGCTTCGGCTTCCCGCTAGAGAAGACAGGCAGTGGTACTAGATCTGAAATCAGTCGGCGATAGTGCTTTAGCACAATTCGTCCGCTGACAGGGAACCCGACTAAGGTTTCCCAAACAGACAAAGGTACCTCAAATGTGGTAACTGAGGTGCGTAAAGAACCTAAGAGGTCCTGGAAACTTGTACGATATAAGATTGAATCTAAACGTCGTACGTTGTCTCCAAACTGGGTGAACCAATCAACGACGAATGAGTAGGGAATCATATCCCACGCATTCTCGAAAGAGAGGAGCCCCCAGTCGCAGAGTTCACGTATCCAGCCAGCCTCTCGCAGATCTTTCTGATTGTAGTAGACACTTAAGTAGTATCTACACTCAATCGAGACGTCTTTGAGAAGGCCAAGGCCGTGACACGGAACCGATGCTGATGCTCGAGCGCGCTCTACAGAAGGCGTATTCGCCTCCTTTAAGAGTTCGTCCTCAAGGACATCAAGACACTCTCGCGTATCCTTAACGGTAAGGGGAGAACCCCACTTTAGGGATAGCCGCAGGTTCGTCACCGATGTTAACAGGTTCTTGAAGCTCTTATATTGTGGGCTTCCCGAATCGAGATTACGCATTATACTACGCAAAAGATCAACAAAATCCTTGCCACTATTGACAAGGTCTGTGATCTCAGCGTGCATAGTGAATAACTCAATAAGGGTCGCAAACATATTCGAGCGAACCTTTCGACATTGGAGACACGCATTTTCAGCCAAGTCACCCCACGTTTGTAAAGGAGCTACATCTGGCACGACCATACTCATAAGAGCAGGTCCGACAGAATTTAGAACCTTTCCAAACTGTTCCTCATTGAGAGGACAACGTGGACTAACCCGATGGGTTTTGACGAAGAAGGGTTGGGTAAATCCCTTTCCTTCCTTCATCATAGCGATACCCTCACGAAATCGTTGAAGGGCAACCTCTGGGACAATGGAGCGATTGTTCACAGACCACTGGGACTGTGGTATATCGCCCAATACTATGCACTGGTTGTGGACACTACAGACGATAAGGGTCACATAAGGTGAACCCCAACCGAAAGAGCGTCTTCCCCAGACTGCATACCCGAGGTAGTCTTCGCTACCCAAATCTACAGGCGTGGTGGCGTATTCAATGGTACTACCAGGAATACGTCCATCATAGTCGCGGTCGATGAGCCATCCCTTCTCCCCATTTATGGAGATACAGAGATAGTTCACCCACGCCCAATTCCAGGGTAAGACCATCTTACGTACCTCGTATATTCCTTGAATATCGTAGGGACTGTAAGAGATGTTACCTTGAAAGTTGAAGTGTTCGACCGGCTTGTTCCCGAAACGATCTTGAGATCGCAATTCATCGACGTAGTTGTTCGGTTTGACGCCGACGTGCCACAATTTGTGGACGCCCGTGCCAGGCTTCGCAACAAACGCCATTCCAGAGGGTTCGCATCCAAGGTATGGAAGCGACACTCTGAAGAATTGTCGGGATGACCCGTAGGTGTTGAACTCAATATCCAACATTCTATCACCTCCTTTGCGAGAAGATTGGAGCCCCCCGTTGGGG